CTTGTTCTTTGAGTTTACGTTGACGAATACCTTCATGTAGTTTTGCAATAGCAGCACGAACTTCAGGGGTTTCATCAAATACCCACTCATCATTCTTTTTATTTTTAAATGATTTTTTACCCATAGGGAGAGCATTCTTTTCACATATTCTACCAAGAAAAAAGAGGGGTGTCAACTGGATTTTGCCAGTTACCCCTCCGTCTGCGACGACGATATTCACTTCTATTTATTGGATTGCCAGTGGTTGTAATCTATCAAGGATCTCACGATAGGCAGGGACAATATCCCCCTCATCGTTTCTGAATAGATCCTTATCAAATCTTTCATCACTACCAATCTTCCAGAGTCTCATACTATCAGGACTAATCTCATCTGCAAGATACAAATCACCGTGAGCATCATAACCATACTCAACTTTAAAATCTACAAGGTCAATACCCATAATGTAGAACATACTACGAAGGTAATCATTGATCCGTAGTGTCATCTCAATAAAAGGTTCAGGATTATATCCCATCAAACGCACACGGTCTGGTGTCAGTAGAGGATCATGCTTGCTATCATCTTTCAAAAAGAACTCTACAATCGGTTGTGGTAATGGCGTACCTTCTGCCAAAGTTGTCTCACGAACAATAGATCCAGCAGCACGATTCCTACAAATAACTTCTAGAGGAACAATACTTACCTTCTTACAAATCATTTTATTGGCACCAACCATATTAATATAATGAGTTGGGATAAGTTCTTTAGCAAGATTCTCAAAAATAATAGATGAGATACTGCAGCAAAGAGATCCTTTTCCTAAAGGATGATCTTCCTTTTCTCCATTCCCCGCAGTAACTTTATCATGATACTCAATGATGACTTGCTCTGCATCATCACCTTGATACACAGTTTTTACCTTTCCTTCGGTAATTACTTCCATAAAAAAGAGGGTGTTTTATCACCCCCTAGTATAGCATATGTGTCAATTAAAACCAAATCTTTTTATTATGGTGTTCTGGAACGACTCTTCCAAGAGTAATACTTAGTAACCCATCCTCAAATACAACTGATCTAACTTCCGTTTCTTCTGCCAGTGTCCAAGTTCTGGTGAAAGATCGTTGAGCCATTCCTCTATGGACATATGTTTTTTCGGACTCAGTGTCCTCCCTTTGTCCTTCGACAAAGAGTTTTCCGTCTTGTGTGTAGACATTTACTTCTTTCTTCTTAAATCCTGCTAGTGCAATTTCTAGTAGCGACTCTACATTACTAACCTCAACTAAGTTATACGGAGGGTAGTTTGTCTGTGTCTCATGTAGGTCGAACACTCTATTTAGGTAATCGTGCATACCAATGCTGTTTTTAGAAATTTTATCTAATAGCACAGGCAAATCTGCAGCAGTATACCTTGTAAGGTTTCCCATGATTCTTAGCTCCTTTAAAAGCGAGTTTGTGTTGTGTGGACCCCGAAGGCATCCGTACTTATTTATAACACAAAAACAAAAAAAGAGGAACGGTGATAACCGAACCTCTTTATGTGGTGTTCCGACTTTCGTAGAGACCGCACGAAAGGAGTCTCATCCTTATTTATCAGTTGAAATTGCGTACATGCTGTTTGATATACTTCTCAATAGTCTCTCTGTCAACAGACTCGGTTTTGGTCTTACCCATAGTTGGGTTTGCCAAGGCATATACAGCATCAACAAATTTAGAGCTCTGAAGAGAAAAGAATGGAGAATCGCGTTGACCACTCTCAATCAAGGATTCGTTTACACGATCAGCGACCTTTATAAGGTGCTGCCAAGGTCTCTTGTCAGTGCTTGTGCTGCCCAAATACAACTTAATTGGTTTCTTGTCGAAGAAACTTTCGATGTGCTCAGTAATGCTGAATTGATATCCCATTCCACCCATAGCATCATCAAGAAGAGGATGAAGTCTCTTTTCAAAATTGTAGAGAGCTCGTAGAAGGTATACAGAAACCTCTTTGTTGGGTTTCTCTCTATCCCAGGTTACTGTTTGGCACAGAGTGATGATCATCTGACGTAGTTCTTCAAGAGAACCGTCGTTAATCGCGTACTTGATGAGTTTTGAGAACTGAGAAACCTTTGTACAGCAGTATTGTGCCTGCGAAACAAGAGGAAATGGAAAGTCAACTGGTTGCCATGTCAATCCAGGGATGGACTTGTAAAAGTTCATGACGGTGATTGCATCTTCTTCACCACACTGAACTTGGTGATAAAGTTTTTCCCACTCCTTCGTGTCGTTGATACCCTTAACTTCGCGGTAGAAAAGCTTAGATGCCTCTTGAGTAATCACATCTTGGGACACATCGCTCTTAAAGTTTACGACACGAAGAATAACATTAAGATCTTCGTTCTTCTCTGCAGCGATTGCAGCGATCTGAGCAATAGTGTGTTGCTTCTTTACGATATCAAACGATCCTTCAGAAGGATTGTAGAATGCAACTCCGATTTCAGACTCTGTAAAGTCTACCGAGTGATTGAAGGTTTGAAAATTTTGGAGACAAAATTCTGGACGAACGTTACGAATTTGTCCCAAAAGATAACGGATCAAAGAGACAGGAACACAAACAGTGTAAACTGCTTTGTTAGTCTGCTGATCTTTGATCAGGTCAAAAAATTGCTGTAGACTCATAGCACCGGATTCAAATCCGATGGGGTACATGATTTCTGCTGTGTCAATATAATCGCGAATGACACCTCGCAGATTGTTAAACTTCGCCTGCTTTACCAAGTCAGTGGCGGAAGTTGCACCCAAGTTACGGGCGACTTGAAGATTAGTAGTCATAAGTCAAAATCAAAAACAATACCTTTTAACGAGGGCTAACTCATGAGATCATTATACAGGTTGATCAGTGATCTTGTCAAGGGCCAACCTGTCTCCAAGAACTCGAACCATTAGATTTAATGTCCTTTGGTGAGGTCTTTGCTTCCAACCATACCACGGTTTTTTCTTTCCGTCAACATATGGTGGAGTCTGACCAACATGATAGTATTGGTCAGCAGTGATATCATACACCTTATCGGTGGTGGTGTCAACTAACCACCAGTGTGCTTCATCATGATAATCGATTGCAGTTCTCTGCTCAAGAACATCAGTGTCCATCAAATAGAAAAGAGCCTGTGAGGAATGATAGCAATGTCCAAACATTGGATTGGTTTCATTCTCCTCACGATATTTTTTAGTAACTAGTTTTGGTGTCAGATTACTAGCAATAGATCCCATGACGGATTCAATCTCAGTCATGGGATATGGATTGTAAGTTAATGTTCTAGTTTGAAATATTTCTTTGTCGTTATAACGATGACGTTCAATGGTTTTCATTCACTCTCTTGGGGTTTGGTCTTTTTCCCTATATTGTATTTTTGCTCTAGGGCCCAATCACCTTTGTCACGATATGCTAATACTTTAATTTGATTTAGAGGTGCGATATCTTCAACAGATTCTGGTTTTACAACAGTAATAAGTCCCCAGTCTGCTAGAAGACGTGTAATGCGATTACGACGCTGTACGTCGTTCACAGTAAGATTCGCTTTCTTGCCATCAAGAGCAAACAACTCTTTAAAATGTACGATGAAATACCTGCCTTGCTTATGCAGGATGTGACAAGACTGGTAGAGTTTCTTTTCCTTACGGGACGCAACTCCAATTCTTGTTAATGTCTCGCGGACCTTAAGAAAGTCATCTGGTTCATTCAAAAGAACTTCCACCATTTGGTCCTGAGACCACTCTACCGTAGGTTCTACAGTATTATTCATCGAACTCCTCCAATATCAAGTCGTTTTTTAATAAAATTAATCTGTTCGTTTGTCAGGATTTTCAAAGCTTGAGATGCTTTTTCATTACTGTATCCATAATACTTTTTGATACATTCTAAGTCCGTGACTTTATCCTTACGGAGCCAGGGAGAAAATCTCTTCTTTTTCCTCAGACTATTTAGATAAAAAGAATATTGCATATCTTTACTAAGAAAGTTATACTTATTCATCTCATTTGCAAACATTACACAGTCCAAATGTCCTGATAGACAACGATTGATAATGTATGGAGGATATTCCCTAATGTGTTCTGATAGATCTTCTTTATTAAAGTTGATTGAATTAAGCCAGTCTTTGAGTTCCATTATCTAATAATTTGAATGTCATCGTCTTCTGTCCAGAGTTCAACCTTTGTTCTGAACCTACCTTCTGCTTTGAGTTTCTCATATCGCTTGGTTGCTTTTTTCTTCCACCAAGCGATGATGTTCTCAAGATAAAACTTGTCCCAATTAGGACCACGAATCAACTCCTCTTGCTCACCAAGAATTACTTCTTTGACATTTGAATATCCATATTCACAGAAGTAAGTTCTTTTCTTTTGTGTTAGGGATAATGCAGTCTTTATCACTGAATTAAACTGCTCTAATTTCTCATCCATCTCATATTCTTTTAAAGAATTGCGAGTGATGGAAATCATCTTTGTCTGACGTTTCATCTTTTTAGATGATGCTTTTTTATCAGTCAGAGGTTGATTGTTATTCCAAAAAGTAAACCGATCATGGAGACGGTGAAATGCTTCGTCATGGAGGAGAGGCAAGAACTTACTCTCAGTCAATCCCTTGTATCTCATGAATGGTTTGAGTCCATCATACTGCGAGGCATCCGTAGTAGACCCATAGAGGGACGTAGTTTCAAACAGAGCAATGTCTTTCTCAAATACACGATTAAGAGTCTCACGGGCATAGTGAGAACAGCACAGGAGGGCAAGGAGTTTACCACCAAGGTAGTTGTATCCAAAGGGTTGAGATGGAACGATCACAAATCCCATGGCTGCATGGCGATTGAAGATTGAAAGATTTGGAGATACAGAAATTAAATTTCCTTTCTCATCTTTTTTACCATCACCCAACCACAAGTTTCTAGGTTTAGAGTTAATAGTAGGAGATCCAAAGCGAATAAATCCAAGACAAGTTTGAGTGTTTTTCTCAAAGATCATCCAACGTAATTCTCTACCAGGAATGTTACTCTCATTATTATGAGAAGATACTGCTCTCAAAAGATTGCCATAATGTTCTTGTGGCATTGAATGGTGAAAACGAGCACCAACAAACCTAATGTCAAACTCCATCTCTTGTGGGTGAATATCTTCATTGAAGAACTCATCATGAAGTGGTGCAAGAGAACTTGTAGATTTGATTACTTCTTTTTTTACAAAACGCAGATAGTCCTCAATATTTCCCATCTCAGAGAAATATTTGATAAATTCATCAGCAGCCCAAGCAGCATCATAATCAGATAAAAGCATTACACAATCAATTTTTTATTTGGTGTCTGGATAGTAGAATACATCAGTTCATACTGTGCCACAACTTCATCTTGAGTTTCAGCAATATAAACAATATACCTTCGTGTAATTTCTACATCAGTATCCCTACCAT